TAACCTGCAACTCTCTTCGGCAAACCCAGTTCTATCTCCACTCGTTGACTTGGATAGAGCAGCAATGATTCTGGTAACCAACAGAATCAATAGTCCTATTGAAAACTATGCAACTGATAATAGAGTTGCAACACTCAGAGAAGATCCATCGGCATTTGTCTATGCTACTAGCACTATTGAACTTGAAGTTCCTGCAACTTCACTGAGATGTATGGTTGCTGCTTATGTCAACACTTCTAGTGACTTGAGAGCATTGTATGCTCTTCAAAATGATCCATCTGAAGAAGCGATTTACTATCCATTCCCAGGTTATTCAAACTTCAATAGTTTGGGTCAAGTAGATAATCCTTCACTGAGTGATGGTACTCCAGATAAGAAGACACCAAAAACTGATGTCTTAGGTTTTGAGAGTCCTGAACTCATCTTCCGTGACTATGAGTGGAATGTTGATAACCTGGCATCATTCAGATACTTCAGTATTAAGTTGATTGGTTCTTCTACTAACCAAGCATTCCCACCAAGATTCAGAGACTTTAGAGTTATTGCACTTGCTTGATATGAGATATTCAAAAGTTGAAGGGAATAAAAACTTAGTTCGTGATGAGCAGACTAGAGCAATATTGAATACAAATAAAACAGAGTATGACAACTATATTACTCTCAGAAACATCAAAAACTCTGAAGTTGAACGAATGCAGCAACTTGAGAGTGATGTTTCTAATATGAAGAATGATCTCAATGAGATTAAAGATCTGTTGAGATCTCTAGCAAACAAACCCTAAATATTACAGGATAAGTTGTAGAAATGGCGCAACCATCATCTAGACAAGAGTTAGTAGATTATTGTAAAAGGCAACTTGGGGCCCCTGTATTAGAAATCAATGTTGCTGATGAGCAGATTGATGACCTAGTAGATGATGCGTTGCAGTATTTTCACGAAAGGCACTTTGATGGAGTATCTCAAACTTACTTGAAGTATGAGATTACTCAAGAGGATGTTGATAGGGGTAGAGGTAATGTTGGTATTGCAACCACAACTGCCAGCACAACAATAGGCATATCTACAACGGCAACTACTTTTAGTTTTGAAGAGAATAGTAACTATCTTCAAGTTCCTCCTTCTGTCATTGGAGTGAATAAGATATTTAAGTTTGATGGTACTAATAGTATCACGAACAATATGTTCAGTGTTAAGTATCAGTTATTCTTAAATGATATTTACTTTTGGGGTTCAACAGAAATGTTGACCTATGCAATGACCAAAACATATCTTGAAGATATTGACTTTTTACTTACCACTGAAAAGCAGATAAGGTTTAACCAGAGAATGGATAGACTGTATCTGGATATTGACTGGGGAAGTGCAACGGCTGGACAATATATTGTCATTGACTGTACAAGACTTTTAGATCCAAACGATTTTAGTAGAGTTTATAACGACTCTTTCCTTAAAAAATATCTTACTATTCTAATCAAGAAACAGTGGGGACAGAACCTTATCAAGTTCCAAGGAGTAAAACTTCCTGGCGGTATTGAACTGAATGGAAGACAAATATATGATGATGCTCAAAGAGAACTTGACCAGTTAATGGAAAGAATGTCCAATACATATGAACTTCCACCATTAGATATGATCGGATGATATGCTTAACCCATTTTTCCAGCAAGGTTCACAAACAGAGCAGTCTTTAATACAAGACTTGATTAATGAACAACTCCGTATGTATGGAGTTGAGGTATATTATATTCCAAGAAAATATGCCACGACGAATACAATAATAAGAGAAGTTATCGAGTCTAAGTTTGACAATGCATATCCTATTGAGGCATATGTCAATACTTATGAAGGATATGAAGGACAAGGAACTATCCTATCAAAGTTTGGCGTTCAACCTTTAGATGATCTGACTCTTACAATATCTAAAGAAAGATTTGAAAACTATATTACCCCTCTGACAGAAAGTTTACCAAACATTGAACTTTCATCTAGACCGAAAGAAGGAGACTTAGTATATTTCCCATTGGGAGATAGATTGTTTGAAATTAAGTTTGTAGAACACGAAAAACCATTCTATCAACTTCAGAAGAACTACGTTTATGAACTGACTTGCGAACTCTTCAGATATGAAGATGAGGTTCTGGATACTGGTGTTGACGAGATCGATGATAACATCAAGGACGAGGGTTACATTCAAACTCTTACCCTTGTTGGTTCTGCAGTAACTGCAACTGCTGCAGTTCAGGGCGGAGTCTTCAACGGTGGTGTTAGATTCTTCACCTTGTCTAATAGAGGTGATGGATATTCTTCAGCACCTAGAGTTGCTATTTCTTCGGCACCAGGTGGAGGACTCACTGCTGTCGGTGTTGCAACTATGATTGGAGACTTGGTTGACTGTACTGGCGATAAGGGAGCATCTAAGGTTCAGGGAGTTGAAGTAGTAAATCCAGGTTATGGATATACTGTCCCACCAGCAGTAGCGTTCTTCGGTGGTGGAGGAGCAGGAGCAGCAGCCACAGCGACCATTGGAGATGGTGTTGTAGGTATCGTTACTGTAACAGGTGGTGGTTCTGGATACACAACGTCACCATCAGTGTCTTTCACCAACGAAGTCTTCTTGTCTGGTGTTACGACAGCATCTGCGACAGCACACGCTTATATTAACGGTGCTGGTATTGTTACCGCAGTCTATCTTACCAATACTGGTCTTGGATACAGCACTGCTCCAACAGTCGTTATTGCTAACCCAACTGGACTTGGTAGCACTATTGGTATTGGTACGTTTATCTATAATGAGACTATTACAGGAAGTGTAAGTGGTAACACCGCTCGCGTAAGAGAGTGGAATGCTGATACTACAACACTTGAACTTGCGAACCTCACTGGTGACTTTGTACCTGGAGACATTGTAATGGGTAATACTTCTGGTGCAATCTATAAGGTTAGAGTTGTTAACACAGATAACCTTGTTGATCCATACGCTCAGAATGATATCTTTGAATCTGAAGGTGATGATATCCTCGACTTTACTGAGGGCAACCCATTTGGAACTCCTTCCTAAATAGTATATCGTATTGGTTGAAAAATGTTTGAGTATTTTTACCACGAAATATTAAGAAGAACTGTCATTGGATTCGGAACACTCTTCAATGATATCAATATCCGCCATACGGATTCTTCTGATAATACTGTAAGCGAACTTAAAGTTCCGCTTGCATATGGTCCTACTCAAAAGTTTCTTGCCAGACTGGAGCAGGTAGCAGACCTGAACAAACCAACTCAGTTGTCTCTACCAAGAATGTCTTTTGAGATGATTGGTCTGAGTTATGACCCATCAAGAAAGGTAACTTCTACTCAAACATTTATTGCTGGACTTAACAGCGATAAAAAGAAACCAAGAAAGACATATATGCCCGTGCCATATAATATGTCTTTTGAGTTAAGCATATACACAAAGTTAAATGATGATATGCTTCAAATTGTGGAGCAGATCTTACCATATTTTCAGCCAGCATATACTTTGACTGTTGATCTTGTAGATCAAATAGGAGAGAAGAGAGATATCCCTGTGGTATTTGAAGGTATCACAATGTCTGATGACTATGAGGGTAACTATCAGACAAGAAGGTCTCTCATTTATACCTTGAGATTCACTGCAAAGTCTTATCTGTTTGGTCCTATCTCCGATCCTTCCAAAGATATCATCAAGAAGGTTACTGTTGGTTATGTTACTGGCGACAGAACAGATACACCAACCAGAGATATTACATACAGTGTTGAACCAAGAGCAACAGAAAGCTACACAAATAATGTTGTAGCACAATTGTCTGCTGATATTACTGAAATTGCAACTGTCTTACAGGTCAGTGATGCATCTTCCATTGCAGTCGGTGGAGTTCTTGTCATTGACAATGAGAACTTCCGTGTTGCATCTAAGTCTGGCACTAAGATCACAGTGGAAAGAGGATATGATTCTACGACTGCTACCAACCACGTATTAGGAACAGATATTAAGTTAATTACTGCTGCTGACGCCGACCTTATTGAGTTTGGCGATAACTTTGGATTTGATGGGTTCTAATTTTTATGGCAAACAAATTTGATGACTTGAATGATACTTTTAATGTTGCTGGGGATATTGTTCCCAAAGCAACTGAAGCAGAGGTTATTCCAAATAAAGTAGAAAAGACGCCAACACCTTCTGATGATATCAGAAAGGACTATGAATATACTAGAGGTAACCTTTATAGTATTATTGAAAAAGGACAAGAAGCAATCAACGGTATTCTTGAGTTAGCACAAGAAAGTGAGATGCCAAGAGCATATGAAGTTGCTGGTCAACTTATTAAGAATGTCTCTGATGCAACTGACAAACTGATGGACTTGCAGAAGAAGTTGAAGGATGTAGAAGAAGAGAGTGTTAAGGGACCTACAAATGTCACCAATGCATTGTTTGTTGGTTCTACTGCTGAGCTATCTAAGATGCTCAAGCAA